ATAGCCTTTTATTTAACTCCTGATTTAGTTAATAATAACTAATTTGAACAACGTTGTATATATCATAATGAAATGCTTGTTGCTCCTGCTATTTTCAATGTTACTTCACCTACAGAACCAGTAGCGGATAACCCTTTATTTATTTTAGGTGTAGTAATAGTTATCCATTGACTACCGCTATAAACTTCTAATGATTCATTATTCGTGTTCCAAACTAAACTTCCTGGATTAAAATTAGCTATGTTTTTAGTTGTATCATCTATTTGACGAATATTGTCTGGGTCAAACTCACCTAGATTAATCTCTAATACTCTAACTAAACGATTATATGTTTCTGCGTTAACCACTTCTTCCATTTCTATAGGAAGTCTTGTTGCTAATAATTTACTCATCGTCTACCATCAGTTCTCACATCTAATCTTGTAGCTCCTAGTCTCCAACCTGTTGAAGAATTAGCTGGAGTATTATCATCGTCTGACTCTACCCTTACCACTGCTTGTCTTGCTCTTGCTCTTACGTGAGACTGTTGAGTAGAACTGTTGATTGCAGAAGTACTGTTTGTTGTCAATGTGTCTCCAGGAAAATTACGTGTTTTTAAAACTAAGTTTACTTGACCGCTATCACTATTACTTAAAAAACGTATATCAGGAATCATTCTATTTATAAAAGCAAACTGTTCTCCGTCGCCTATATCAAAATCACTTGATTCAACAAACACATTCGTCATAGGACTACCGTCTGCGTCGTACCCTGTTTCGTGTTCATATAGGTAAGAATTTTCTGTAGCTCTAGGGTATGGTTCAACACCAGCATCTAGCCAAGCATATCTTCTAAGTTGTCCATACGACCAAACGTTCTCAGCGTAGTTGTAAACAACATATCTATCTATTTCATCAGAGCTTCCTGAACAATAATACCAACCGACTTCATCATATTGAGTATTAGTAAAAGCATGGGTTTTAAACGTTTGACTCGAGTTGTAATCATCAAAAACATAACTTAACACACTACAAGGTACTTTTTTTACCGAGCCTGTGTATACATAAAAATTATCATAACCCATCCAAAAAACACCACTAGGTGCAGTCACTGCTGCCTTGGGTGCGATTAAACCTGAGTTTTCATTAATTAAATTTATACCAAAAGTGAAGGGTGGTCCAATAAACTGCATACTGTATAAAGCAGTGTCTGTCCAGATTAATACTTCTTGCCTAGATTTTACAGCACCAATTATAGCACTACCAGAAGACAACCTAAGAGATCCTGCAGTGTTCGTGCTTCTTGGTTCAAAATCAATATCATTTTCTTGATCACTAAAAGCTATTAACATTGGGTCTACACTTCCTGTACGTGCAGAATCCACTATAGGATCTGCCCCTAAAATTATTAAATGTCTATCTTTTTCTGAAGTAATTGCTTGTAGTCCAACTGTGGGAACTTGGTTAGCTCCCGTAATTCCAGATAAAGCGACTGCTCTTGTACTTGTACCGCTATTTTCTAACCATCTATATATACCGCCACCCCTCACATTCATTATCAAATTCTCACCAAAATGATCATGTGTCCAAAGTCTTAATTGATTACTGGCGGATATAGCACTAGCAGAACCCCATGTACTAGCCCCCCATGTTGCTGTACCCCACCCTGTAGAAGAAACATAAACATCTAAGCCCACGTTAATTTGATAAGTTCCTACTACCGAGCCACCTCCATTACCACTATCACTAGCGTTTGCTGTGACTGTAGTTCCTGATGTATCTTTAGCTGTGATTGTGTATGTGTTAGTTCCTGTAACTAATAAGATTTGATATTCTTGGTTTAACACAGTAGCAGTAATTAAACCACCTAAACTAACTGCTCCGCTAAATGTTACAAAATCGTTTGTAACTGCTCCATGGCTTGTGTCTGTGACTGTGATAGTTGAACTACCGTTAGTTGCAGCAAACGTTACGTCACCTGCTGAAGTTGTAGATCTAATAGGAGTAACGTCATCAAAATTAGTTCCTTCTTTAACATAATATTTCCAGGTTGTGCCTACACCTAAATATTTACTACCCTCTAAGGAAACCCAAGCATGAAGTGCTCGTGCTTTTCCTAAATATGTGTCAAGTGTATCTTTTGCCCAGCCCCCGATTTTCTGTACTCTACCGTTTTTGAACCGTATTAAGTTTGCGTCAAACCAGCCACCTTCGTTATCATAATCAGTTCCTTCTCTATTAATTCCAGGTCTAAATATAAATTTGCTTAATGCCATGACTACACCTCATACCAATCTTTTCCCTCAAATAAAAGAGCTTCTGCTTCTCTTCTTCTCACTAAACCTTGTAAAACTTTACCACCAGCCTTGTTCCATCTTTTAATTTCTCTAGGTACATCGTTATATCTTTCTTGATTTAAAACTGTTAAGAGTGTAGAGCTTCTAAGATTTGTTGGTCCAAGATTGTACACCCAACAAACTAAAGCATCAAACTGATTTTGTTTTAAAGGTGCTTTTACATAGTCATTAATGTATCCTTCGTACTCTGTCATTTCTTCTGTTAATAAATGTTCAGCTTCGTCTTTATTTATTTGATCACCCTCTTTAACTTCTTTAGTGTGCCCATAGCCTATCGTCTACACCCCCACAGAATCTTGATAAGCTTTTAACTCACATCCTTCAAATTTTTTTAAAAGAGCTAAACCCTCTTCAGATATATTCATCTTAGTTATCCTTGTCTGGAGTATTCGATGCTCCAAAATAAAAGCTGATAATAGCTGAGGCTAGTCCACCTAAATAACCAAGTACAAGATTAATTAAAGCTTCTGAGTTTTGCTCTGGAGGTTGTATGGTTACTAAAAATATGTATCCCATAAATCCACCTACTACAGCAATACCTATAATACGCGCTGTCCAATCTTTAGAAAAAGTTTTTCTAGCATCCTGAGTATCTGCTACTTCAAGCTTGAATACGTCCACTTCTAACTCTTTCATTTTAATTTCAAACTCTGTTTCAGCCTTTTTCAATTGAAGCATTTGTTCAGGGGTAGCGTTATCTATTGCTTTCTGTATTTCTTTAGGTTCGTTTTTACAACCTAATACATCTGCAATCATGTTTGCAGCCATACCGCCCATTGGTCCACCTAATGCTTGTCCTAATGTTGGAGCTACTGTACCAACTAAGTTTTTAAGTAATGCTTTCATATTATCCTCGTATTGTGTATATGTTTAAGGCATCTTTTTTGCCTTTCACTTTTATAGGTTCTAGTAAGTTTAACTTAATTCCACAACTTTTTTTAGTATTCTCGCCTATTAATATATCTTCCCCAACTTCTTTAGTTGCACTTTCTAACCTTGCTGCAGTGTTTACTGCGTCTCCTATAGCTGTATAATCAAACCGTGATTCACTACCCATGTTCCCTATAACAGCATAGCCTGTATTGACACCAACCCCTATAGCTACATCTATGTCCGCTTCTTTTATATTCTTTTGTATTTCTATTGCTGCAACTACAGCTTTGTTTTCATGGTTGTCTAAATCAAGAGGAGCATTAAATATAGCCATCATGGCGTCGCCAATATATTTATCAACCATGCCTCCATGTTTCTGTACTGCTTGTTGCTGTATAGTCAAAGCTTGGTTCATAATATAGGTTACTTCTTCTGGTTCTAGTGTTTCTGACAAAGCAGTGAAACCACGTACATCTGTGAATAAAAAAGTACAGTATCTTTTTTCACCACCTAATTTTAATAATTCAGGATTATCTTGTAACCTCTTAACTTGTGCTGGGTCAAGGTAGTGCTCAAATTGTTTTTTAATTTCTTGCCGAAGTTTAAATTGAGTACGGAAGTTTAAATAGAAACCTATACTTCCTGTGAGTATTTGAGAAATTAATGTCCAAGTTACGTCTATAAGCACCCCTTTACGTATCATATAAAGCCCAGAAAGGACTGTTAGGAGCGATATGGACGTACTTAGTAAAATACCTGAGGTTATACCCATATTAAGGACTATAAACCATATTAGAGACACAGTTATTAGTAATGTAGTTAGCTCTACAGCTAAAGAATAATCTGGTATTCGTGGACTATTTTCTATCAATATAGACTCAGCAAGTGCTGCTTGTATTTTATGTGGTTCTAATAAACCAACAGGTGTAGCAAGCTGAGGCATAATCCCTTTAGCTGTAAACCCTACAAAAACAAATTTATTTTCAACATTCATTTCAGCTAAATCTGTTTGAGGTGTGTTTACCCAACTAACCCACTTCCTACCATAAGAATCTACAGGAACAGAAGGTATGCCTTTTACACGTATTTCTTCTAAACCGTTTTGATTTGTTTTAATTACATATGTGTCTGCGCCAGCTAGTATTTTTAACACTTCTGTGCCATAAGATGGCACCCAACCTTCTGGCGTACGCATTAATAAAGGTAGCCTACGAACTAAATTATCTATGTCTGTTCTAGCTATAGCTAGTCCTTGACTTGCATTATGTTTTAATATATCTATATTTTCTACAACACCTTGAGAATCTATGCCACCTATGTCTTCCCCTAAAATAACAGTCCCTGTTGTCGGAGGATACGAATCAGTATTATTTTCATACATAGCCAAAACACTAGGAGCGAATTTTAATGCTTCTGTAAATTCAAAATCACCACCGAATCTATCTGGTTGAGGAAAAGCAACAACCCAGCCTACCCCTATCGCACCTTTTCTTAATAGATTGATTTGTATCTGAGCTAGGGTTTGACGTGATAATGGATAACCGCCTTCATTAGTTATGTCTTCTTCTGTAATATTTAAAATTGTAAAATACCCTGATGGTTTTTGATCAGTAACTAATGCATCAAAAGTTTTTAACTTTAATATTTCTAATGGTGTGAATTGTAAAACTAGAGGAATACTAAATAAAATTAATATAGTTGGGAGTAATAAACGTTTCATTAGTTACCTTGATTTATAGTTATCGTATTAGAAGAACCACCATTAACTTTAATTATGTTTTCTACACCGTTTTGTGTTAATAATAAAGTATACGAACTTGAACCGTCTAGATCTA